CACTAAAATAATACTCACGGCACGCAGAAAATCCATGATTTTCGCCAATGCCCTCAAATCGTCTTCTTGTTGTGACATACATTTATTTTTTTGATTGTTGATATTTTCGATTACATTCCCAAGCCCTTGCGCTTCTTCTTTTTCTTCTTGCGCTGCATCGCCCGGATGAAGGCTTCCTCCTCGGCGTCCACTGCCGGACCTTCGGGGGCAAACAGGTTCATACCACCCGAATGGTTCTCGTATTCCCCTCCGGAAAATGATGCCGTGAAAAGAAGAGCTAAAGAAGAGCAAATACCCTACCTATAAATCACAATATATCAGTACGTTCGGAGGATAATTCATTTTCTCTTTTTCTTCGATTGTCTTGTTTGTTTTCTCATTTTTATTGTATTTTTGTCCCCAGTTCGTCCCCCGAAAAGAGTGCGGGGGACAAAAAACTGTCCCCCGGGAACGGGATACAGCAATAAAAGAGTTCTTCGTATAATTATTAAAAGGAGAAAGCAGACTATGGCTAAAACGACCACTACCCAAAAAGAACCCGTCAGGCTTCGGGAAAAGAAGTTGTCGAACGGCAACGTAAGCCTGTATCTTGACATCTGTAGAAACGGCAGACGCCACAAGGAGTATTTGAAGCTCTACCTGATAGATGCCAAAACTCCGTTGGAACGCGAACAGAACCGTCAAACGCTGGCTACAGCACAAGCCGTCAAGTCCAAACGTTTGATCGAAATACAGAACGGCGAATATACCTTCACGCGCCAGTTCAAGGAGAACACGCCCTTTTTGGAATACTATCGCAAGATGGTGGAGGAACGGCGTAAGAATCCGGAATCGCAAGGCAACTGGGGCAACTGGAGAAGCTGCCTCCGCTACCTTGAAATCTATTGCGACGAGAAAACCACCTTCCGGGAAGTAACACCGGAATTTATCACGGGATTCAAAGAGTTTCTGAACAACGTGGAGAAAGATACGCACAAGCGTGTCGGACCCCGCCGTGAACGCGACACATTCCAAGGGCTGTCGCAGAACTCCAAGGTATCCTACTTCAACAAGCTGCGTGCTTGCATCAATCAGGCATACGACGACCAAATCATACCGGTAAACCCGCTGCGCGGAATCGAAGGATTCAAGGAGGAAGAAGTCAAACGCGATTACCTGACGCTGGACGAGGTAAAGAAATTGGCAGCGACTCCTTGCCGCTACCCTGTACTGAAACGTGCGTTCCTCTTCTCGTGTCTGACCGGGCTGCGTAAAAGCGACATACAGAAACTGACATGGGGTGAAGTGCAGAAATTCGGGAAGTACACGCGGATCGTGTTCAAACAGCGGAAAACCAAGGGACAGGAATACCTCGACATTTCTTCGCAGGCGGAGAAATATCTCGGAGAAAGAGGCAATCCGGACGACATCGTATTTACGGGGTTTACCTACGGATCATGGACTTCTCTGGAACTGCAACGCTGGAGCCTGGCGGCGGGCGTCAACAAAAACTTGACTTTCCACTGCGCCCGGCACACGTTTGCCGTGCTGATGCTCGACCTGGGCGCAGACATCTATACCGTATCGAAATTGCTCGGGCACCGGTTCCTGACGACGACGCAAATATACGCCAAGGTGCTGGACAAGAACAAACAGAACGCCGTGTCGCTCATTCCCGACATCGGATAACACAGAAAACGTATGACAAGACAGGAAGCCGTCATAAAAATAGTAAAGATTACCCGCATCATCGGAGAGTTGAAATACCAGTTGGATGCGGACGACGAGGTTGAATTTGAGGCGCTCGACCCCGAATGGAAACATATCGCCGAATGGACGCAGGAGGTATGCCGGTACATGGAATTGGACGCTTCCCCGCAGGTGGCCCGTCTGATTGCCAATATCGGGTTTACCGACATGGTGGAGAAGTATGTGCAAAGCTGCAGGAAGGAGATCGGGGCGAAAGAGGCCAAGATACTCGACGACTATGTGAAGCACATGCGAACGCTGTCGTCGTTGTGCGATACCCGAAGCGAGGAGCAGAGGGAGAAATACGGCGATCTGATAGAGCCGTTAGCCAACGAACGGGTGGCTGCATTGCTGCAAAGAGCCGTCGATGCGGGCATACTGGACCGACACTACCAACCCGTTCCGCAGACGTCCCCCCTGCAACTGAAAGTCATCGCCTATGCGGTGTCGAGCCTATGCAAACTGCACAGCCCGTATGTCCTGTTTGAGAAACAATGGCACAGGGAGAACGGGAAACGGTTCAATACCTGCCGTATCCCCAAGCACAATACCGTTTGCTACGAAGAGACCCGGGCACTCTATCCCGAAGTGGATTTTGCCGGATTCGAACCCGTACACGAAGCCGCAACGTTCTATGTGCCGCAAAGCGAGGAGGAGATACGGGCCATGTACGAAGATTTGGTAAAATACGGGTACATAGCCCCGGAGACGACATTCGAGGCATTCGGCAGTATCTTCGACAAGGCAAGGTTCGAAAGTCCGGTGGAATGGACAAAAACCCAGCGGCAGTTGTCCTATTTCATCCACCAGGCATTCAGCCGGTTCAACAGGAAGAATTTATGGATCAAGGGCGAATGCTGTTTCCGCATCGGCGGAAAGAAGCCGCATAAGGCGAGCCTCGTGACGGGCTTCGCTTGGATCAAACGGGCGGGATGGATGGACCGGTACGATACGAGGCTGAAGGCTATATGCGACAGATTCAATCAATAGAGAGTATCACTCTCAATGCAGAACTAAAAAGAGAATTACCTATTCATATTTAGGTAAACCCATATTCCATAATACCCATAGCCATAAAGAAAAATATACTATGTATCAACTACTTATCAATGAAAAATACATCGCTTCGAATACGACTTTCAGTATATTTAACGGAATTTTTGACGAACCTAAATTCAAACAGCCTGTAGTATGGACAAAAAAACAGTCGCAACTCATATATTTCGTTCATTCAGCGTTCAAGGCCGACAACCCTTTAGATGTAGGGGTGAAGTGCTTGTATTGTTTCCGTTTACAGAACGAAAAAGTACCCAATCGGCAAAATATGGTCTGTAACTATCATTCGCTTGTAAAGAATGGATTGTTAAACACATACGATACAGAGTTAAAGCATATAGCGAATGAATACAACAAAGTGGGAAAGCGTGATACAAATACCTCCAAAATAATGGAGAAAAATAACAATAATTCAAATTTAAGTCCATGACAAAGAAATTATCTTTGCACCTCTCTCTTTTTGAAAAGAGCGATGCTCAGGTCTCGGTGGACCCCAGCGCAGACCGGAACACAAGGGCTATTCCGGTTGGTCAAACAAGCCCATGAAACTTATAAGGCCGAAGTATCGACCTTGCAAAAGAGCTACAAGCGCTATGCGCTTGATTTCATTCATTCAAATCAGTTCCATGACGAAAAAGATGCCTGGAGCAAAAATGAACACCAGAAGAACTACTACACCATAACCGATCTTTTGAGGGAAATCGTATATCGCAGGACACGGGATTATCCCAATCGATTATAGGTCAATGGTTAAGTGGCAAGGTAGAGCCGAGTGAAGCAAATGCTAAATACATACTACTATATTATAGTAATCGCGAACCCTCTATTTCAAGTATGGAAGATCAAAAATTCATCTCGTTTTTCGAGAAAAGAGATCGGCAATACGAAATAATATTGACCCAAAATTCAGAAATCATCCGTCAAAACGGAGAAATACTACAACTCGTGCTCAAATATATAGACGATAATAATTCAAAATAAACCAACTCTATGGACTTTAAAGACGAACTTCTAATCCTTGCTGAGCGCGTCGGCAAACTCAAAGACAATGTAAAGACGGAGGAGGCAACAAAGACCTCATTTGTCCTCCCGTTCTTGCAAGCACTCGGCTACGATATTTTCAATCCGGAAGAGGTTACACCCGAATGTATTTGCGACTATGGAACGAAGAAAGGCGAAAAAATCGACTATACCGTATGTATGGACGGCGAGCCGATCATGCTAATTGAGTGTAAACATTGGTCGGCTGACTTAAGCAAATACAAGGCGCAACTATTCCGCTACTACCATGTATCGCAGGCCAAATTTGGAGTACTAACGAATGGAATCAACTATCAGTTCTATACAGATCTGGACACTCCTAACAAAATGGACGATAAGCCGTTCTTTGAGATAGATATGCTTAACTTAAAGGATAGCCATATTGAGAAGTTGAAGCAATTCCGACATGACCAGTATAATACGTATATGATACTCAATTCCGCCACAGAAATGAAGTACATAAATGCGCTTCGGTCATTGATTGTCAAGGAAAGTAGTAATCCATCCGATTTATTTGTGAAATTTATGACTAAACAGGTTTATGACGGAGTGGTAACAAAGAACATCATTGACGAGTTCCGTCCGATGATTCAACGGGCATTTCAACAGTACACGAATGACTATATAAACGAAAGGCTTAAATCTGCCATTACGCCTGACGTTCCGTCGGTCGAGGTGTCCTCAAATGTCTCCACGGAGAAATCGGTTGCAAATGAAGAGGATATGCAAGATGGAAATAAGATAGTGACCACTGATGAAGAACTTATGGGATTCTACATCGTGCGAGCTATTCTCTGTAATACCGTTGATCTTGATCGGGTCGTAGATCGGGATGCGCAGTCATATTTCGCTATCCTTTTCGATGATAACAATCGAAAGCCTATTTGTCGCTTGCATTTCAACGGAGGGAAAAAGTATGTTGAAACGTTTGACGAGGAAAAGAAAGGAACAAAACATTTAATTACAGCACTTACTGACATTTACAAACTATCGGACCAACTCATATCAACCGTTAAATTTTATCTGAAATAAAGGAAGCCCCAAATCCGGCGGGAGAGGCCCGGCCCGCCGAAAATAGAACGTGGAACTAACTAAACAGCATATTGCATCTGGAAACCTTACTGCGGAAAGAAGATATAAAGGTCGCCGATAAACTGATGGAAGACCTTAATGTCCGGTATATATTATCCCAAGAGGATTATCAAGGGGTTCAATACAAGCGAATCATCGCCGTGCTATCCGAGAAAGGATATATTAAGGATGTTCACTCGCACATTCAGACAACAGACTACACTCCGTTATACTTTGATAACGGAGGGACAAAAGCTATATACCGCAAGCAACGACGAGGCAAGATTACGAATGCGATAAAATTCATCGGAATCGTAATCGCAGCCCTTGCCGGTATTATAACTATTTGGCAGTTTATCAATGACGTTATATACTCACTTGCGCATACGTGATATATCGTTCTCTATATGATACTTAATATCATCAATATCCCTATATATGAGATAAACGCTTACGGCCAGTGCTACCAGCCCAATTCCAAGTACTAATAACATAACGGTATTTGATGTAGGAAAATTCGTAATTTAATAAGTCTATTTACACGCCTCTTCAATATCGGAAAACATCTGGCGCATTCGTTTATCGTGGGCTTTTATTATCTTGTTGAAGCGGTATTCGGATATAATTACCACGACAAACATAGTAATAAGGATAAACAAAATAAAAATCATAGCTTAAGCGTTTTTACAAACCTCGGAACTTTCGGCACAACTTCAAAAAAATAGGCTCATTATTTTGCGGGGGGGGGAATTTTGTAACTTTGCAGCATCTAACCAATACAATTTATGTTATGAAAAAATTTTTACTTTTGATGGCTGTTATTTGTGCAGTTACTTTTACGGGATGTGAAAAGGATGAGCAAGAATCGTTCAAGTTCGACATTGAGAATCTTTATGGCACATGGCAGGGAATTGCCATACAAAGTAACGGCGAATGGATAGATATAACCCAACCGCCACACACAAATCTTGCATTCTCTGTTGTATTTTATGAAAATGGTACATATTCGGGAAGCGGGTATTTTGGCAACGGTTCAGGAACATACAAAGCTGAAGGGGATATGATATATACTTATATAGACGGGGAAGAATTATACAGATACAAAGTACATTCTATCTCAAACGGAATTGCCGAAGTGTCTATGGGTGTAGCAGGAGATAATATAACACTGGAAATAAAACTTCAAAAAAAGTAATCAGATAGGATATATGTTTCAAAACAAAGGCGAGAATAAATCTCGCCTTTGTTATTCCCTACAAAATCATTATATTTGCATTGCTAAATCAAAATGCGATACAAACATATCCAACCATATTGGGTATTTTGTATCTATACATACAGTTAAATTTAACTGCGTCGAGTTCGGTAGCGGAAACGCCCGACGGCTTGCATTTTGAGCCGAGCAACTCGTAACGCAGTTTTTTATTGCTAAATCAAAATGAAAAAGCGCATCGAACGCATGGGCCGCATCGAAGCGGCAATTAACCCCATGTACTGCGTCCCCAAACGCAGCGACCTATCGTTAATCGGATCGGCTTTCGAGGCCGCAGGTTTCCGTTGTGTCCGGATCCGCACCGAATGCGAGGCCGAGCACCGCACAAAAGGTGGTGATCCCCGTCGGCACGGGATGCTGGTTCTCGACGGTGACCGAGTGATATTGGAGGTATTGCGGTCGAGACCGACTAAAAAAGATAATCAACTCACAATCCCGCCTCAATCATGAACCGAGAAAATGACATATCGAACCGTACCCTATTTTTGATTCGGTCGGTTTGAAATGATAAACAGAAAGCCGAGTTCCCTCGGCTTTTTACATTCTCGCATCATATATCTTTTCTACATTCAGCTCCGTTCCGGTCAATGTAAAATATATATTCTGGAGCTGGTGCAGATACTTTATGGGCACATCCACATTGCAATCGTCGATTTCGTCTTCCACCTGCCAACAGAACCCTTCTTTTTTAGGAGATAAGCATATCACACGGGGGATGATATAGTAGTCAAATCGTTGGTAACAGTCGCTAAATTCTTTCTCAAAGCCGCATTTTTCCAATAACGTTGGAGTCAAACGTATAGGCCTAACATCTCATAATACTACTTTATCTAAAATCTCATGATAAAATCCGGCTTCCTTAATTAGCATCTCACCATGAAATAACGTCATGTCTGCACGCGTAATTTCTGCAATATACCCAATTCGCTCAAGATGGGGGTTATACACTAAATTGCCTATTCGAAATGATCGAATATTCAGAGACGGTTCCATATTACATTTCATATTCTAAAACGCATCGAATTCGATGCGTTTATTACTTTAGTTTCATTTGTGTTTTTAAGTTGAGAACTATTTATTCCTCCTCGTTTGAGGTGTCGCATGTAATCGGTTTCGTCGATTTTACCGCTGAAGTAAGGTGCGCTGTTTCGGGTGGCGGATTGTCGGGCAACGTTCCGAGGTATTGCCGAGCGTTGAGGGGTGATACGACAGAGTGTCCGAGTTGGCTTTCGAGTTGTTGTCGGGCAACTTTAGCTACTGTACCGCCCCGTTTGGCGACGTTGGCGTTGGCCTTGAAACCTATTGGATTTTCGTTTCGGGAAAGTTCGGTAGCAGAGGCCTCGGCCAATGAGTTCAACAGCAGTTCGACATTGGTCATATTATCCCGCAGGTTCTCCTTTTTCAACCCCTTGTAACGTTTGTAGGCTTTCGTGGTACGTCCGGCCCACTCCTTCGTGATAATGTCCGTAAGGGTGGCATATTGCGTTCCATCAACGCCCCCGCGTTTCCACTCGTCAGTGAGAAGTTTACGGACTTCGATACTTTTCAAGCGTTGGTTAATCCATGTATCCGAATATCCAAGGCGTTTATAATCGGCTACGGCCTGCTCAATAGATAACTCAGGGTCTTGCATTTGGTCGAGGCGGTCGCTTGCCACCTGCGCCATCCATTGCTTGAAAGGCTCGGCTTTCTGTGACGGAATCGACTGGATAATCCGCAGGACGGTTTTCACATCTCCGGCCAGCGTCTTGCGCATCACTCCCGTTTCTGACCTCATGGCTATCTGGGGACAATTTGTCCCCACGAACGAGGCGAGCGCTTCATCCCGCTTGCGCATCTTCTTGAAATAATCGGTCGGATTCACGGTGTCCGTCAGAGCGGAGATCACGTCGAGAACGGAAAAATACCACGTCTCCGTCCGCTCGTCCCAAACGGTGCGCACCTTGCGGTCCTCGAACAACTGTATGGCCTGCTTTTGTGTCATAGGAATGTAGTTTTATTTATTCCTTTTCTTTTACCTCCAGCACCGTCCCGCACTTCGGGCAGGTGATTGTGTTCGTCGGGTACGTTGCTACTCTTCCGCCTTTTGCTCCGCTTGTTGGAATCCAATTTTGCGGGCGGGTTTGCGTGCCTGCGGTATCTTGACCGACAACGCCGCAATAGCGTTGTAGATATTATCAAGCTCCTTGCGCATATCTTCCGACAGATCGCTGACCGCCTCGGCATTGTCGGCGTCCACCCGCTCCAGTAACGCCAGTTTCGCCCGAATTTCGGCCAACTCGGCCGTTACTGTCGTCGTGGTCGTGATGTAGTTCCGCATCGCTACGAAAGCACGCATAATAGCGATACTTACTTGTATGGCAACGGAGCTTTTCAAAACAGCCGATAACATAGAAACGCCTTGCTCGGTAAACGCATAGGGGTTGCGGCGTAAACCCATCGTGATGGAATTGGTTATCACAATTTGTGATTTCCAATTTTCAGTTTCGGCATCTGTCAGTTGAAACATGAAATCGGGCGGAAAGCGTTCGATATTACGCTTTACCGCTTGATTGAGAGCGCTTGTTGTTACTTGGTACAATTCCGCCAAATCACGGTCCAGCATCACCCGCTGGCCCCGTATTTCGTAAATCTTGCTTTGGATAGGTTGTAGTTCCATGGGTAGGTATCGTTGAGGTTATTCTGCCTTGATGGTTATCGACTTCCCGCAATGCGGGCACGTGATTGCTCCCTCTTTCGAAGCGGCGAAAAGTTCCGGCACTTCAACACCCAAAATATCGGCTATTTCTTGCAATCGTTTTAACGGCGGATTTCCGTTGTCACCAATTGCAATACTTAACCCCGTTTCAGTCATTCCGAGACGCGCCGCCAACTCTTTTGCGGTCATTCCTCGTTCCTTCAATAATTCTTTAACTCTCATTTTGACGTATTATTTGCCACAAATATATTGATATTCATATAAACAGCAAAAAATTTTAGTGTCAATTAAATTTTTATCTCAAAATATTTGCATTATATCAAAATATCATTTATATTTGCACCAAAAAATCAAAACAACAATTAAACAATACGGCCATGAAACTCTTAACTAAAGCAATTGAGAAGCAGTTGGCAAAGTACCCCATTTATTCACAAGATGGCAAAGGCGGCAAGGCACAGGTCATCTGCAAGTTCTTCAACCCCTGCGGCAGTCAGACGTGGTACATTCTCGAAGGCGAGAAGCAAGACGACGACTACATTCTCTTCGCATTGTTAGACAATATGGGCGAGCGAGAATATGGTTATGTGTCACTGAATGAACTTCAACGCGTTAGAACTCGCCCCTTTGGTCTTGGCATCGAAAGAGATATGTATTTCACACCTTGCAAAGTCAGCGAAATCAACTAATTGATTTATTGAATAAACGTCTAAAACAATAGAACTATGAACGCATTTGCATTTAAAGTGATCGACGCAATCAATCGTGATGGTATGGACAATGGCAGCTGGGGTCTTGTCAAAGACGTAGATAATACTGTCGCCTATTTCGGCACCAGAGAAGAAATCGAACTGAAAGGCCAGTGGGCGTACATCTATGCAGAGAAAGACGATACACTGTCTTTGCAACTCGAAAAAATCGAACCTACGAGAGTTCTGCACGTTGAAGATTGTGAACTGCTGCTCTACTACCTCGACGAATAAAGCCGTTCGGGCGGCTATAAACAGACCTCAGGCCCGAAGCGTGGCGGCACCTGCCGCCGGTGGTAAAAATGAAAGATATGAAAGACATAAAAATTGGCGACCCGGTGAGATTCGGACGCAATACTGGTGAATATCGAGGACAGTTCGATAAACTGAATATCGCAATGGTACTCGTTGGCAATAGGCTGTATTATGTTACATTTGAAAAAATTGAAAAGCTATGAAGACAAGAAAATCCTTCAAGGTGAACAGAGAGGCTGCGATCAAAATCGCAATGAACACAAACGGCATATCACGAGAGATCGCCAAGAAATACACAGACAGCGAGTTGAAAGAGTGCTTGCGACTACTCAAACTAAAAACCAACTTTTAACCTATATAACAATGAAACGAACCGACCTTTCCATCATCATGCGCACGGCGTGGCAGATGTGCCGCGCGACGGGTGTAACCTTTGCTGAGTGTCTGCATAAGGCATGGCAGGTGTTCAAATTGAAGATAAAGATGCGCGCGGGCATCGTGCAGTTCTTCTACCTCAAATCGAGTACGGGTGAATTGCGACAGGCATTCGGTACGCTTAAGGACGACTTATGCCCCGAAACAAAAGGTGACGACCGTAAGCCTAACAAACACCTCGTAACCTATTACGATACGGTTGCCGAGGGCTGGCGGTCATTCAGAATGTTCAACTTTGTAAAAGTTATATAATATATGAAACCAACGATGTACGTAGAAAAACGCAGCGATTTGACATTACTCAAAAAGGCATTCGAATTGACGGACGCGACATGTCACCGCACGCGGCTGAAGTGTGGGTGTAAAGCCTACAAAGGTGCAGACAACAATCGCGACAGCCTATTGATCGTCAAATATGACGCAGTAGTGCTTGAGATTATCCGCTGCAAAGGGTGTGTGAAGAAAAGACCTTAAAAATTGCAGCTCTCAATAAAAAATCGTATTTTTAATAAATAATTCAATAGTAAGATTTGCATAATGTGCCGAACGTGTCCACTTTTGCATCGAACAGATATATGCGGGGTAGTGCAGAGGTTACCACGGCGGGTTAGTGTCCCGCAGGCGCAAGTTCGATTCTTGCCCCCGCTACTAATGAAATTTACGGCTATGAAAATTTTAACGCTTATCATCAAACAAAAATGGTTCGACGCCATTTTGTCGGGTGAAAAAACGGTCGAGACCCGCGAAGTACGCCCGACCAACACGAAATACATTTCATACCGAGACAACAACACAGGCAAAGTCTACAAGAAAGACAGTGACGTGCCCGAATCGGCGTGGGACAGCGAGAAGGGCGTTGATACGGTTATCAACCACTACGATGCCATACAGTTCTGGGTAGGTTACGAAAAGAATCGCCCCGGCGCGCTGGTCGAAGTCAAAGGCGTCGAGCTGGTAGATGTTTGCGACGAAGAGACGAAAGAGCCGATTGTGTACGAGCACAACGGTAACGAATATACCATGACCGAGATCGACTACCACCTCGGCAAGGTAATCGAGAAAATGAATTGTTAAACCCTTAGAATCATTGCCGCACTCGAAGACGAAGACAAAAAACAGCAACTCAGCTTGACGCGCAATACAGCCGTATAACGAGTGAATTGCGACGCCGCACGCCTAATCCTGCTGTAGGATTAAGTAGCCTCGCAAATATGGGTGGCCGAAATGGTGTTATTGCGAATAGGTATGCAAGGGCGACCAGTGCATATACAAGAGCTAGGCAATCTGCCGCCCGAGGCCTTTCCGTAGGTTAAATCATATTGTCAAACTTCTAAAATTCAAGCTGCACTCGAAATTCAGTAAGAAATCGAATCAATCGGACGACCGGCGCTAGCCGTGTTCGTTATCGTACAGTAGGCGGTCGTGCGACGAATCGTGCCGGTCGTGCACGCGACATTCGCGCCGCCTTTGGCATGGCAACAGGTTAATCATGACCCCGATAGACCATGCAAACGAAGTGATTGCCTCTGTCCGTCAAAAAACGGATAGAGCAATCCTTTTTTATTCTTGCGGCAAAGACAGCGAGGTATTGCTCGACCTGATGGCGCCGCACTTCAAAGAGATCGTTTGCGTGTTCATGTATTTCGTCAAAGGTCTCGACCACATCGACAACTACCTGCGAGCCATCAAAGCCCGTTATTCCAACGTTACCATTCTGCAAATCCCCCATTGGACATTGACGCGCGTTCTCCGTTGCGGGCTATACTGCATTCCTAATCCCAATGTAAAGCTGTTATCGTTGAAAGACCTTGATGAATCCGTTCGGATGGAAACGGGAATATCTTACTCTTTCTACGGTATGAAACAGTCGGACGGAATGAATCGCTGTCTTATGTTGCGCGGATATGAAAATGAAGCCATAAGCAATACGAACAAGATCTATCCTCTATCCAAGTGGAAGAAATCGGACGTCATGGCCTACATCAAGGCAAAGAAACTGCCTGAGCCCATATCCTACAACAAGAACAAATCGCAAGGTCTGACGTTTTTGCCGGAGGTATTCGATTACCTGCGCCAACACTATCCGCAAGACCTCGAAAAGATTTACAAAGTATTTCCTCTGTCACGCAATATCTTACTCCGTTATGACGCAGAAAAAGCAGCAGCCCAAATACAATCAGAGTGAAACGGTCGTAATCAAGCGATCGCAAATCAAATTCGCTCCTTACAACCCACGCAAAGAGGATCCAGAAGTCATCAAGAAACTCAAAAAGAACTTCAAGACTGTCGGCTATCTGGGAGGTATCGTATGGAATCGACGTTCATCCTATCTTGTGTCGGGACACAAGCGCGTGCAGACGCTCGACATCATCAACAATTACGATGGTACGCCCGAAACGAATTATGAGATCAAAGTAGAGGCGGTAGAGTTGGACGACAAGACCGAGCGCGAACAGAATATTTTCATGAACTCGCCCTCCGCAATGGGTGAGTTTGACATGGAGAAGATGAAAGTGCTCGTGCCGGAAATAGATTATCAAGCTGCAGGCCTTTCCGAAGCAGACATGAACATATATGGTATATCCGTCATGCAAGACGAAGTGAACTCAGGGCTGGCCGATACGCTGGATGATTTCGAGGAAGTGCAGCGGCCGTTCGAAGAAAGAAAAGCGGCCGTTAAAGAGATGAAAGAACAAATTAGGCAACAGGCAGAGCAGAAGGCCGAAGACATCGAATCCTATGTAATGATCAATTTCAAGTCATATCGGGCAAAATCGTCGTTCATGCTTCGATTTGGGTTCGGCCCGGATGATAAAATCATCCCTGGGGAGACGTTCGCCGATATGGTTGAACGGGTGGAATAACCTCACAAACCTTACACTATAAAAAATGGGTGCTCCGAGTAAAAAGCCTAATATTGCGACATTCCGCAAGATTGCAAATTCTTGCGGCGGCATTTTATCCGATATTGCCGCCCACATCGGAGTGGATAGAGTTACTGTCTATGCTTGGTGCAATGATGATCCCGAGTTCAAGCAGGCCCTCGAAGATTCCCGCGAACGTTTCCTCGATCTTGCCGAAAGCAACCTCCGCAAACTGGTTGCCGGCGTTCCAGCCATCGAAAAGGACGAGAACGGCGAAAAGAGATTTGCCGGTTGGATCGAACGTCCCTCCGAAACAGCGATCATTTTCACTCTCAAAACACGCGGAAAAAAACGGGGATATGTAGAACGTCAAGAGGTTACAGGAGCAGATGGTGCCGAACTTATTCCACCTCGCACTCTCTCTCCCGAAGAGGCAAGACAATATGGGTTAAAACTTAACGAAGAGTATTAACGCACTACTCCGATTCGCGACATAGACATAGAGCGTACCTTCTGTCTTTCCGGTATGCTGAATTTCACCCGTTACATGTTCAAGCATAAGACGGGGATGCGGTTTATTGTCGGCGATCATCATCGCAAAATATGCGAAGCTCTTGACAAAGTCGTCCGTGGCGAAATAAAGCGTCTTATTATCAATATTGCGCCACGATATGGCAAGACCGAACTTGTCTCTAAGAACTTCATCGCCTACGGGCTGGCGTTAAACCCCCGCAGTAAGTTCATACACCTATCATACTCCGATGATCTTGTTCTCGACAACTCGAAAGAGATCAATGAAACGGTACAATCAGACTACTACCAGCGGCTTTTCCCTGAAGTAGTCGTCGAAAGCAAGAATGCTAAAAAGTGGTATACATCCGTCGGAGGCGGACTGTATGCAGTAAGTGCAGCAGGACAGGTTACAGGATTTGGTGCAGGTCAAGTAAATGATCCGTATAGGGAGCGGCGCGAAATGGGTGATTTTATTCCTGCGTGGGAAAGCGATTTTGCGGGAGCTATTGTTATCGACGACCCGATCAAACCGGAAGATGCACTATCCGAAACGATCCGCGAGCGGGTGAACAATCGCTTTGAATCGACTATCCGCAACCGCGTGAACTCGCGCAATACGCCTATCATAATCATTATGCAACGGCTCCATGAGCACGATCTATGCGGCTATCTTCAGGAGATCGAGCCGGAGGAATGGACGGTACTTTCGTTGCCCTGCATCTGGCATGACGAAAACGGACAGGAACAGCCTCTCTGGGAATTTAAGCATACGCTGGAGGAACTGCACAAAATCGAGAGATCGAACTCATTTGTCTTTGAAACGCAATATATGCAGAACCCGAAGCCGCTGGAAGGTTTGATGTATGGAGAGTTTAAGACATACGACATAATTCCATATGCAGCATCTATGAAGCGAAAGAACTACACGGATACCGCTGATACCGGCAGTGACTATCTGTGTTCTATTTGCTATACGGAAACTCCCATCGGCAATTTCGTGACGGACATTTTATATACACAGAAACCGATGGAATATACCGAGCCGGCAACAGCCGAGATGCTGTCCCGAAACAAGACGGAGATCTGCTACGTCGAGAGCAACAATGGCGGCAGGTCTTTCGGGCGCAATGTTGAGGCGCAGTGCCGAATAATCGGTAACAACTTTACATCGTTCAACCCATTTACGCAGACCGCCAACAAAAGGGTGCGTATTTTCACGCGATCGAATGAAGTGCAAAACCTTATTTATTTTCCGACCGGATGGGAGCACAAATGGCCGGAGTTCGCCTCGCATGTCAAATCATACCGTAAGCAGCAGGAGTTCAACAGCCATGACGACGCCGAAGATGCCCTGACCGGAGTAATCGAAAAGCGGGGGTATTTCAACAATGAAGAAGATTTAGACAAAGAGGATTTAGGAATTTGGTAAAAAGTACGGATATGGGATTTATAGACAACCTACTCAATGCGATACGCAATAAATATCTGAATGCAACCGGTGCAGAACGTGATCTGCTTACGCTTATCAAGGACAAAGACATTACACAGGCTCAAACACTTATGCAGAATCGCGATACGGAGGTTTTGCAGGCGATTCAGGAATATAACCCCGAACTCCACCGTATTATGCGAAAGGCCGATAAGATGCGGAAAGGCCAGGAGCCTTATCGTACCGAGAAGTTGCCTCGTGCACGACAGAAGTACATCAATGAGGTGGAACTATTCTTTCTGCTCGGGAATCCGATACGATGGAAGAAGGTGAACAACGAAGGTTCGGACGAGGCTTTCGAAGCATATAATCAATTTTTGCAAGATACACGATTCAACGTTTCCATGCGTAAAGCAAAACGCATTGCGGGAGCAGAAACTGAATGTGCCAAGCTCTACCACATCTATCGGGACGAGAATTTCCAACCGCAGGTAAAAGTTGTGGTAATTTGCAAGTCGAAAGGATACACCCTACGTCCATTATTCGACCTATACGAGAACCTCATTGCATTCGGGTATGGGTACTACCTTAAAGAGGGGACATCAACTATCGAGCATTTCGATATTCAAACACCTGATACGATCTACCGATGCAAACGAGGATCTCTTAATTGGGAGGTTATTGCAACTCCCAATCCAACCGGAAAAATCAATGTTATCTACTACCGACAGGATAAAGCGTGGGGAGGCCTCAACCCCCGCATAGACCGCGAGGAGGATATAGACAGCAAAATATCCGACACAAATAACTATTTCGCAGACCCTATCGCCGCAGCAACGGGCGATGTCGTAGATTTTTTGAAAGGTCGAGCCGACAAGCCCGGGAAAATGATTCGGATGACCGGAGCGGATTCAAAATTCGAGTACATCAATCCACCGACCTCTTCCGAGACGCAGCAACGGGAAAAGGAAGACCTCGCGCAGTCCATCTTGTTCGACACTTTCACGCCCGAGTTTACACCCGAGAAAATGGCTGGGCTGGGAACTTTGTCGGGCGAAGCGATCAAACGCGCGATGGTACTGGGATATATCAAGCGCGAAAATAATAAAGAGATATACGACATAGCCGTAGATAGGGAGAAAAATCTTATTCTCGCTATTATGATGAATGTAACCCATATTCATTTGCGTCCTGATTTGGCTGCGCTCAAAATAGAACACGAATTTGCCGAACCGTTCAATGAAGATGTCACCGCACGTTGGGCGGCTATAGGCCGTGCTGTGCAGGATGGCGTTATGTCGCTGGAAAAGGGCGTTGAACTAATGGGAACGGCCGATGATGTTACCGCTGAAATCGAGCGAATAAAGCAAGCGAAGGCAGAGGCATCTATGAACAATATTATAGAGCCAACATTCTAATTCGAAACGATGCCCGGATTGAATTTGAAAGCCGCCCAATGGGAGCAACAGCACAAAACGCATGTCGAAGAATATCTACGACAGATAGAGGCTTTGTATGATGTGGCCTCGGATGAATTGATTCGACTGGGAATGGGATATAAATATCAACCCAATACGGGGCGATTGTTCGCCTTCTCATCAAACAAAAGCCGTAGTAAACAAGCCGATGCCTCGTTATCTTCATTCCGAAATAAGTTGTCCACTATAATTACAGCGGGGATCACTTCGGAATGGTTTTTTGCCAACGACAAGAACGATTCATGGGTAAAACAACTATTCGACAATCCGAAAAAAGGATGGATGCTTCACAATCTCGGTGCACTTGAGGCATTTCAACGTAGAACAACTTACGGGCATAATTTATCCGAAAGAGTTTGGAGTATCGCCAAGCAGTTCGAACGGCACATAGAATTATCCTTATCTATAGGTATCAGCGAAGGCCGAAGCGCTGCCGATATAAGCCGTGATGTACGCGTCTATCTGAATGAGCCGGACAAACTATTTCGACGTGTCCGAAATGCGTTCGGCAATCTTACCCTGTCGAAAGTGGCGCAGGCTTATCACCCTGGGCAAGGCGTTTACCGGTCATCTTATCAGAATGCTATGCGTATGGCTCGCACCGAAATAAACAGCGCTTATCGTGAAGCCGACAGTATCCGCTGGCAACAACTTGATTTTATTGTCGGATATGAGGTAAAAACATCAAAATCGCACGTACAGTGGCTGGCAAAGTTCTGGTATCCGCGCTTCAAAAAAGGGCGTGCGCCGCTGGAAATATGTGACGCAATGGAGGGAAAATATCCGAAATCTTTCAAATTCATCGGGTGGCACCCGAACTGCAAGTGCTATGCAGTGCCAATTATAGCCAACGAGGGCACGGATAGGGATTTTTGGGAGGAACCGCTGAATGAGGTCAAGGATGTGCCCGACAACTTCAAACGATGGGTCGAGGACAACACCGAAAGAATCGAAAAGGCGAAGAATTTGCCGTATTTCATAGGGGAAAACAAAAAACACTTCAATGATTCGCTGTTCATCAATCGCGATGCCGTATAACTCTTGGCAAAAGCGCAGTACGTAGGGAATAAGTTGCAAGGTGTTGCATAAGGAGTTGAGGCAAAGTATGAGGCATCGTGCACGCCTATAAACTACAAAAGCAAGAATAGCATCGTTCGCAAGGTGAAACAGGAAAGGCAAAATCTATTAACACCAGGTTTCATCGTCCATTTGGCGGACATTCTCTCCGTCACTGTAAGCACTGTTCCAAAATGAAACACCCTTTGTCCGGCGAAATAGTGCGTCGGTTAGGCGTGAGGTTGTTGCTATTCACCACATCCAAGAGGAGAAATGCAGTAAAAACGGAATGACCGACGGAAATAAGATGTGCCCCGCCGATCATTCCAACTAAAATAACACGATATGACAAAGGTACTGCACTGCGGCGCATTATGCAAATAATCGTATTAAAAATTCGTCAGTAATGCAGCATTTTTCTCTCGTTCCTCTCGCTCGAAGCTGGCAAGGTAGTTTTCCGTCGTCTTCAGATCTTGGTGGCCGAGGCTTTCCGATATGTAGGCGATATTCGCCCCGGCACGCTTCAACACCGTAGCGAACGAATGACGCGCCGTATAGGTCGATATGTTCCCAATTTCGAGCTGCTCCCCGATCATCCGCATCCGTTTATTGATTAACCCGGTAGCGGCTATTGTTTTAGCGTGGCTCTGCACCGCATCCTCCGACCCGTCGAGAATTGGGAAAATAAAGTTATTCGGTGCTGGAGTATTACCCCAGCGGTCGATAATAGCTTGCATCTGGGGAACTACCGCGACCCGGATTTCCTTACGGGTCTTAGTCGTGCGCTCGGTCTTTTGACGCACGAAACAGATTTCACCGTCCACAATATCACGATACCGCAATTTCACGAAATCGGCGACGTTGATCCCGTTACACAAGTAGAGGAACAGCCAATAATCCCGGTATTTGGCCGTTGCTTCGTTCCCATCCTCATAGCGGGCGATCTGCCCGATCTGCTCCAGCGTTAAAGCCAATTTACGGCCCTCACCGGCCTGTATTTCATATTTCCCTCGGCCGAACGGGTATTGCGCGGGTTTAATCGCATCGCATCGACAAGCATCGTTCAATATGGCTCGTAAATGGCGCATGTGTATTCCGATCGTTGTACGGCTCTTACCTTCTCCGAGTAGAAAGCGCTCATAACGTCTTACCCAATCCACCGTTATAGATTCAAGAGCAATACGATCCCCGGCAAACCGCTCCAATCCCTGTATAACAACATTATAAACCAGCATTGACCCGATACGATCCTGCTCTTTTAATTCCGCTATTTTAGCCGCAAATGCACGGTTAAGAGTATCAACCCCCGAACGTTTCAATCGCTTGTTGAGGCTATCGAATGAAAAAATACCGTCGCGTGCCAATTCCTCAACAACCCCACGAACAATTTGGTAACTGCTTTCTATATCTTTACGAACGGCCACAAGGGCGCGAACCTTCGTTGTAGTCAGACCTTCCCACTCATCCAAGGTAAGGTCTTTGCCCGTCGGATAATAGCGACGATCCCGGCGATAGGTTACACGAATTTTTACGGGGCACTTTCCGTTCTTTTTCGGATGACTCGTATCTATTATGGGCGCAACTGTTATTCCGTCTTTTGAATAGTTCATTTGATAGGATAATTATTATTTCAACACACAATTTCGACACAAAAATACAAAAACAAACAAAAATAGATAAAAATAAACAAAATAAAATCGCCACATTTGGAAGCTTAAAACATTGATTTTCATATAAAAATTCAAACAACACATAATTATTCAAAAATATAATTATGGGACTGAAAATCCTTGTGTCCCTGGTTCGATTCCCGGTGGCACCACGAAGAATCACAGCAAAAAGATGAAAACCTCTGAATTTCAACGAATTCAGAGGTTTTCTTTTTGTTTCAACTGTGCAAAACATGCAGATTTAGGAATTTCAATCGTGCCAAATTCGTGGCTTTTTTTTGAGCCACTGAAAAAAGCCACGATTTGATATGTAAAGCACAGATATTCACTTATTTGCATAGCGTGCGTTTCATCAAACATTAGCACTTTTGTACCACAAAAAATGTATGTAAGATGAAGCATGAAACAATGAAAATCCTCTTCGTTATCAAGAAGAGTAGCTTGCTGAAGAACGGCGAAGCACCTATCGTAGTCCGTGTTACTATCAACGGAGTGTCTGACGAGGTACGCATACAGCGTAGCGTATTGCCTCGTTTGTGGAACCAAGCCCGTGGCTGCTGTAAAGGCAGAGACAGGGTTTCAATCGAACTGAACGATTACATCGAATCTCTCAAAACCAAGATTCACAACCTTCACAAAGAGTTGTTGCTTGAAGATGCACTCATCACTCCTTCCTACCTATTGAAACGCTTATTTAATAAAGGTGATAAGCGAACCTTCCTCAATACAATGGAAAAGGAGATTAAAGCAATGGAAGCACTAATCGGTATCGAGTATGAAAAGATAACCATCAACCGATATTGGAATTGCTACCGTTGCTTGAAGGCTTGTGTTCAATCTTTCTATGAAAAGGAGGATATTGTCTTTCCTGAACTTTCTCGTGACTTTATTATCTATGTCGAACGACACATGCGTCTTGAAAAACGTCTTTGCCAAAATACATTGGTGAGATATATGAAGTGTTTCAAGAAATTCGTCAATATGGGACTTAATATGGGTTGGATGAGAATCAATCCATTCGCTGGCATACAATATCGCCAGCAGGAAAATGATCCTACATTCCTGACTCTTGAGGAGGTCAAGACAATAGCAGGTATGGAATTTCCTGTAGCTCGACTAAACATTGTTAGGGATATGTTCCTGTTCAGTTGTTTCACAGGTCTTGCATTTATTGATGCAAAGGAACTGAAACGCACTGAAATCATTAAGGACAACAATGGCAAGATGTGGATTAGAAAAGGTCGTCACAAGATGAAAAAGGAGAAGGCAAGATGTATCAGCAATGTACCTCTTATCACTCCTGCCATAGAAATACTTGAGAAATATGAGGATCATCCAACCTGTATTGAAAAGGATGTTTGTTTGCCTTTGTTCTGCAATCAGACGATGAATTCATACCTAAAACAAATTGCTACGCTTTGCAATATTGACAAGAATCTGACCACACATGTGGCCCGTCATACCTTTGCCACGACCATAACTTTGGCTAACAAAGTTTCGTTGGAAAATGTTGCAAAGATGATGGGGCACGCATCTACCCGTATGACTCAACACTATGCAAGAGTATTGGATCAAACCATCATGAGTGATATGGAAAAGGTTCAGATATTATTCTAATAAATAGATTCGTAGCCGAGTTCACCAAACCACAGGCAAAGGTAACTCGTGTTCTTTTCGTCCAAGCAAGGTCAAGCCCTACGGGTGTCGTGGAAAAATCATCCTCGCCCCGTGGGGCTTTCTGTATTTTTCCACACAACCTTGCCTGACGAGAACACGACCTTTTAGAGCCTGTAGTTTGGGAACTCCGGCCCCGAATAGCCGGACTAACAAGAAATATATAATGTTATGTCACAAGCAGTATTAAACAACAGTCAAGCAACAGGTCACACCGACCTGCTATCAGGTATCTTGAAGGTACAAGTGAGAAACGAAGAGAAGATTACGGAGCAAGACCGTATCTATTGCCAGAATCAGCAGGACGAGCTTTACAAGACGCTCGACCAGATTGCCTGGTGGTACAACATCTTCATGAGAGAAGCCGAGAAGTATGAAGGGAAAATCAAACTCAAGCACGAGCCGAACGGAAAGATTACCACAAGCAGCTATGACCTCCACTATCGCTACAATAATGATGAGAAGGATTATACCCATCACGAGTTTACTCCTTTCAAGAACATCAATGAGTTGGTGGATAGCCGCCATAATGCTATCAGGAACTTCATCAGTCGCATCATCGGCTATTTCAACAACACATACAGCGTCTCTGTTGAAGCACCAAAGATTGACGAGAAGACTCTGCCGATAGACTTCCGACCTGTATATAACACCTATGTAGATGTGGTCATCGAACATCTCGGAGGCAAGAGTTTCCGAGATACTGCCGAGGAGGAGCTTATCAAACGCTTCCTCAATACGGTCAGACCTTCATGTTGGAGTAAGGTAAAACCCGAACAGAAGAAGGATAGAATCATCTTCCCCGATATTGTTACTTGGGATTCGATTCACTATCAGTATTACAAGGAATATGACTTCGAATATGACTCTGACCGTAAGGTCAGCCGCTTCTGCGAAGGTATTGCTTTCGGTGCAGATGATGTACTTTGCGGAAGTATCGAGATGATTATCGGTCTTGACACCCGTAATGTCGATATATCCCGATGGTATGACCTGACAACGACCAATGCCTTGAACATGAAGTTCTATGCCAATGGTCGTATCGATGTCAAGTTCAAGGACAGTGCAACTGCCGAGAGCTGTTTCAAGCGACTGCGACTGAATGAAATCAAACTAAGAGACGAGAACTGATGACCACACGATATGTATGACACTCCGTAGGTACTGCCTGCGGGGTGTCTTTCGTTTTTATCCACTTCAATCATTACAGCCATGTATGCCATCATACCACAACAGATACCGCAAGGCAAGCGTGCAGAGATCAACGAGAAGATTCTCTTTGCCATCAACTCCGGTAAGGATATGATTCCTGCGGAGAGTATATACAACTGCTATACGGGTATCGGAGGACTGCATAACCTCAAGCAGTCGGACTTCGCCAGCTACCACGAGTATGCCGAGGCAAAGAAGGAGTTCGAGATGGGACAGTTCTTTACACCGCACGAGGTATGTCGGGATATGGTAGATGTACTCTCTCCCACATCATCGGAGATGATTCTCGATATGTGTTGCGGTATGGGCAACTTCTTCAACCATCTGCCCAACCAACACAACGCCTACGGCTTTGACATAGACAGCAAGGCTGTGACAGTGGCAAGGTATCTCTATCCCGATGCACATATCGAGAAGTGCGACATACAGCAGTACCACTCCGAGCAACGCTTTGATGCCATCATCGGTAATCCTCCCTTCAATCTGAAGTTCGACTTCCGACTATCACAGGAGTACTACATTGACAAAGCCTATCATCTGCTCAATCCCGCAGGCTTCCTGATGATCATCGTTCCAGCCTCCTTTATGCAGAATGAGTTCTGGGAGAAGAGCCGTGTAGGAAGAGTAAACGAGGACTTCTCCTTCATCGGACAGACAAGACTGTCACCTCACGCCTTCACATCGGTAGGTGTAGATAACTTCAACACTAAGATAATGGTCTTCCTGCGTCGTTCACAGCATATAGAGATGAATCCCTACAATGCCGAGGAGTTTGTCTCTATGGCAGAACTCAAGGAGCGTGTGAAGAAAGCCCGTGAGATGAAGCACCGCCTGCGTCTTGACCTTATGCGTGAGACCAACCGCATAGACAAGGAGGAGTTGGAACAGTTCGAGTACAAGCTCGCCAAGTATATGTACGAGTTGAAGGCTCACGCAAGGCTCAACAAGCATATCGACAAGGCTGTAGCTCTTGTTACCAAGTTTCGTAACCAGAAGCCTCCTGAGAATGCCACCAACGAGCAGATGAAGGAGTGGGAACGCAAGAAGCTCACTACTGCCAAGGTACTTGCCACCATACGCAAGTATATCACCTCACAGAATGTCGTACCACGCAAGGAGGTGGCATTGGTAAAGACCTCCTACGGCTTCAAGCTCAAGCAGTATGCACCACGACTGCTTGATAAGGTGGAACACAAGGCGGCAAGCATCAATGACCTCATATTGGATAGCACAGCGCTGCCTATGCCTGAGATAGCAACCGAAGAGAATATGCGACAGATACGCATTGCGGGGCGTATTATCCGCCGTAAGCGTAGGCTCTACGATATACAGAACCAGCCATTTTCGGATATGGAAACGGACGATACTCTTGCCGAATATCTCGATAATGCCACCTTCGTAAACAAGGATGGCGAGGTATGCGAGTTTACCCGATTGCAGAAGCACGACCTGAACCTTGTGCTTCAGAAGCGATACGCTCTGCTCAACTGGCAACAAGGCTCCGGCAAGACTGCCGCTGTATATCACAGAGCCAAATACCTGCTCAAATATGGCAAGGTACGCAATGTTGTGATACTTGCCCCTGCCATTGCCACCAATATGACCTGGACTCCGTTCCTCGCCATCAACAAGGAGCGATACAGAGTGATACGCACATACAAGGATCTTGAAGATGTGCCGAGAGGTATCTTCCTGCTGCTATCCACCTCTATGGTAGGCAAGCTCAAACGCGACCTTATGCGGTTTGTGAAACTGTCCTCAAGGAAATTATGCCTCGTGTTCGATGAGTCGGATGAGATTACCAATCCGTCATCACAGCGTACAAGGCATATCCTGACAGTCTTCCGCAGACTCAAGTACAAGATTCTCGATACGGGAACAACCACCCGTAACAATATCGCAGAGCTATACAGCCAGTTTGAGTTGCTCTATAACAACTCGGTCAATATGACTTGTTGGTGCAGCAGTATCTACCACGAGAACCGAGATAAGGAGATAGAGTGTGAAAGAAACCTCCATTGCGGAGAGCCGTTCCCAGCGTTCAGAGGTCATGTGCTGTTCCGTGCCTGCCACTGTCCGGGCAAGGCAACGGTATTCGGCATAGAGAAGCAGAATCAGGATGTCTATAACAAGGAAGAACTCTTCGACCTCATAGGCAAGACCATCATCACCCGTAAGTTCCGCGACTTTGCAGGCGAGAAATACAAGATACGGACTCATACCGTAAGCCCTTCAAAAGGTGAACACGAGGTATATCGTGTCATCATTGAGGAGTTCTGCCGTATATGCGAACTATACTACAATAGCACGGGTGATACAAAGAAGGATGCAGGACTGAGGCTTATGCGGCAGATCAAGCTGCTTATCAAGGCTTGCTCGGTTCCACACCTCATATCGGGATACTACGGCGATGACTATCCGAGCAAGACACGATACATAGAAACATTGATACGGAAGATACCGGGCAAGGTAGCCATCGGCTGTACCACACTTGCCGCCTTTGACCTCTATGAGAGTTATATCCGTGAACGCTTTCCCGACAGACCGATATATGTCGTGAAGGGAGATGTGGCATTCAAGAAGCGTCAAAGCATCGTGACGGAGTTCGACTCCACCATCAACGGCATACTGATATGCACGCAGCAGAGCCTGAGCAGTTCGGTAAACATACCTACCTGCAACGATGTGATACTGGAGTCACTGCAATGGAACATACCCAAGATGGAGCAGTTCTACTTCCGCTTCATACGCCTTGACTCCAAGGAGATGAAGGATGTGCATTATGTCACCTACGAGGACTCCGTTGAGCAGAACCTGATGGCATTGGTACTCACCAAAGAGCGTCTCAACGAGTTCATCAAGACTGGCGAAGTGAAGGAGCAGTCGGAAATCTTCGAGGAGTTCGATATCACAATGTCCGTAATAGACAGTCTGCTGATACGCTCAACGGACAGCGAGGGTAAGATACATATCAGCTGGGGAAGCCAGCGAGTAACAAGTTAAACAGAGAGTCTATGGAAAATATGGATTTGAACAATGCAGAGGTTGCCGTAACCACACAGCACATTCTGGACGGGAAAGAGTACAAGGACTATTGGGTGCAGATGTCCGATTACAGCGATATGGGAGAATTCCTCTGTGCCTGCTCCGACCTCTTTCCCGAAGAAGAGGAACCGGAATATAGATATACCAAGTGGGAGAATATACCCGACTACTTGATAAGGCGTGAATGGATATGTCCCAACTTCTTCGAGATACGCGATGCCATGGAAAGGCTTGACGAGAACGAAAGGGAGTATTTCGTCACTTGGAGCGAACACTTCGGATATGACATAACAACCGATGATCCGCATATGATGGTATCGCACTATCAGGATATATACGGTAACACCATACAGGAGACCGAAGAGGAACTTGCCGACATCGCCGATGATGCTTTGGTATATACGGGCATATCGGGCAACTTCTGCGATATGCTTCCTCTTCAGTATGAGATATTCGATGATAACTATAACTAAAATAAAGGATATATGGAAATCAGTTTCAAAGGACCGGTAATGCCGATTGATCCATACTCACAGTTGGCATTTGTGGAGATACTCAACATCATACTCATAGCAAAGCACATTATGGATGTGAACAGGTATCTCATAGCAAGAAATGTAAACCCTCAATTCGGCTCACTGTCGGGATATTTCCGATGGTCGTTTGCCGATGATAGGTTCACGCTGTGGCAACGCACGGACTACAACTCCGATATGTGCTTCTCACACCGCATATTGGATATGCCGTTCTGTATGCTCGCAGCAAGAGATAAAGAGAACGATGAGAGAGTATTCAACTAACCATCAAAGAATATGGAAACGACAATCAAGGTATCCAACAGAGAGATAGCAATACGAGCTTTCGAGCATCTGAGGCACGAGCATAAGACCGAATCTGCACTGCGACTGGCTCACCACCTGCTGCACTATGACCGCATATCACTTGGCATAGGTGAAGTGGATTGGGAGATAGATATGGCAATCCAAAAGTTCGGCGGCAATCCACGAATGGGATACCGATATTCGGCACATTTCAGTTTCAACGCAGAGACGGAGATGGAGAAAGAGAGATACGAAGAGATATTCAACGGTAATGAGTAACCGAAGGGCGGCCACAAGGTCGCTCTTCGCATTTATAGACATATGTACGGGAAACAGAATCCTGCCGTACACAGGTAACGACAAATGAACGAAGCAAAGAAAACACTCACAATGGAGTTCGTAGAAAGCATAATGGACGAGAAGTATACCCTCGTATGGGTGGACTATCGGGAAAGTTTTGATGAGAACAGAGACCTCTTGCAGAAATGCCTTGAAAAGCAGGGCTGCGAAGAGCTTTGGTCAAAGGTCGAGGATTGGTACGAGGATGCAGAGGAGCAGGCGACACAGGAGATTATCAAAGAACTGAAAAGCCACTGCATCGACTTCCACGACTTCGAGGAGGAAGAGGTTGAAGCCTTCTTTGAGGAACACGGCGATGAGATAAGGGATGAGATACGCGAGCGTGACGACTCCACAACGGTAAACGACCTTATCAAGAACACCAGAGATATTCCTGTACGGGTGGAGATGCTATCCAACTACGACTGCATCAACTCCTGCTGGCTGGAGTCGCAAGGTGGCTTCCGATACAAGGAGAGTTACTTCGGGGATATGATAGATACTCTTCGCCTCAACCCTGCAAAGGTGAAGAAGGCATTGACGGAGAAAGGCTATATCGTATATGGCAGGTTCCCGAACAAGAAGTATCGTGACGGCAAGGAGCAGGTATCCTACGAGGACTTCTGCCAGGAGTTGGAGAACTCCTGCTGTGGAGCCAACTTGCTTACCTATATCGGTCTTGTAAACCTCCGCGACCTCTACGATGCCGACTTAAAAATAAAGGAGGTCATTATCCCCAAAGGTAACACCTGCGGACTGTTCAGCTCGATGTATGGTGGTGGCAGTCTGATAGAGATGGAACTCAAGAGCGATGTCAGAATCCGACTGGATAAGGCACGCAAGGACGGCTACGGCTTCCGTATGCGACTTGACAATGAACGCTCCAAATATGATTACTCCATCAAGCATGTCTATGGTGTCTGCGACTCCTTCTTTGGTAAGCAGGTAAGCATCGTTCCGGCAAACTAATCAGTATTAACAATAAAAACATCAATGTATGAAGAAGATTGAAGTAAAGGTAAGATACCTCTTCGAGGGGACTTACACCGTAGCGGCAGATGACCGCAATGAGGCACGCACAATGGTAACAAGAGATTGCGGACTGGTTCTGGGTGGAAACATCCATACTACACTCGATGATGACGAGGTGGATTGGGAGTTCGATGTTCACCCCGATATACAGATTCTATCCTACACAGAGAAAGAGAACGAAACAAAGCGTCTGAAGATGGATTTCTCCGACAGGATAGAGACACTCCGTAAGGACATCATTGATGCCATACGGCAGTTGCTCTACTCGCACGGGCTGACAGAGATAACCTTCCCTGAAGAGCAGGATGATCCTGTATGGGTGATATGGTTCAATTGGGACGGAGACCCATACGAGTGCAAAGTAATGGGTGTCAAGGTAACGGATAACAGTATGACTGTGATTGCCCACGACAAGATTTGCAATGATGAAGTGACTTGCTCCACACCCTTTGAACTTGGAGCAAAGAATATCGACTGGCTATATGAGATATATGATGCTGTATGGCAGCAGTTGGAAGAGAACAGAGATAATAACGCTTAAAGATTACGACTATGAGATTAGACCCTGTAAATGCAGTGTCAAGCTTCCACTACTATATGTGGAATGCTTGGGACGAGGAAGAGTGCAAGATTACCTTCGGAGGTGCTTATAAGCACTTCTGGGAGAAATGGAACTCCCTTGCAAGCAAATCAATACTAGGAGCGGCAGAACGATTCTATGCCGAACTCTCGGACAACAACCGTGAACTGCTTGTCAATCGTGCTGTGGCACTCTATGACGGCAAGGCTACAAGAGAAGAACCTCACGATGATGATGTATATGTCTGTGATGCTTGCGGTTCAAGAAAAATTGAGATTCAGGTTTGGGTAAATGCCAATACCAATGAGTATCTAAGTGATGTAGATGATGACGATACGGACTGCAAATGGTGCGCTGACTGTGAACAGAGTCAGAATTTCTGCACCTTGAGCGATTACAAACAGAAGATGCAAGATTGGTGGAAAGACCTTGACTTTATCACATTGGAAAGTATAACCGGCTTGCACGAGACTAACTACTCATCGGAAGATTGTTCACAATCCTTTGTGGATGCCTGCAATGATTGGTGGAACGGTCAGGACTATGATACCCAACGAGAACTCTATTTCAAATCACAATCTTAATACTTACGACAATGACTGATAAAGAAATCATCGAAAGAATATGCGGCTCGTGTAACTGCGATGAAGCAACTGCAAAGGAGTATCTGAATGACGAGATACGCCACCTCAGAGAACTGCAAGAGGTAAACGACCTGCAAGAGAGTGACATTGAACTCTCTTGCAGTGGCCTCGGCATTGAGTCCGAGTGCATGGAGTATTTCACAATGGTATTAACTTACTAACATCTACTACTATGGCTTACTTTAAGAATATACATTCATTGGCGGAACTCAAGAAGGAATACCGCCGATTGGCATTGGAGAACCACCCCGACAAAGGCGGTAGCACCGAAGTGATGCAGCAGATCAATGTGGAGTTTGAACGGCTCCACGAGATTTGGAAGAACGATACTACTGTATCGGCAAATGCATCAGGTTATGAGAACGACTATGCAGGAGCATCGGCAAAAGAGTATACCGACTTCGTATATAACGAGTATCGTTGGAAAGGTCGCAACTATCAAGGACAGCACACTCCTGAGATTGTGGAGTTGGTGCGTAACTGGATGAAGGAGACCTATCCCAAGTATAAGTTCTCCGTATCAAGGCATCACTATAACTCTATCCATATCTACCTTGTCAAAGCCGACTTCGAGGCATTCAAGAAGGATAAAGGCGTTGTGTTCCACCACGATGTGAACCACTATAACATTGACAATGACGACATCCTAACCGACAGAGCCAAAGAGGTGATGAAGAATGTCTGCGACTTTGTGATGTCGTACAACTTCGATGACAGCGATCCGATGACCGACTACTTCTGCACTAACTTCTATCTTACATTAGGAGTCGGCACCTACAAGAAGCCATATAAAGTAGAACTGCCGAGATTGGATTGCAAAGGCAAGAAGCCCGATGTGTTCAGGCACCCCGAAGGTGCTGCACACAAGGCAATACGCCAAGCATTGGGCGGTGCATACTTCAGTTTTCATAACAGCCAACGACTGCAAGGCAAAATGGTACTCGGAGAAGACTCCTACGGACATAGTGGCGACAAATACTTCTGGCCTCTCTCATACTCCAGTGCCAAGACCGCCCAGAAACGAATGGATAAATTGGAGAAAGCCGGTATCCGCTGCAAGCTCACGGGCTACAATGGCGGCTGCATCGAGTTCCTCGGCTACACTCCCGAAACGGAAGCACAACTTGAGAAAGAGAGGCAGGAGGTTATCATCGCTCATCGTGCTTGGCAGGCAAAGCAGGTGCAGACAGGATAG